CATCAAAATTCTCTACATATGCCTCTATAGGATATGCATCATCAAATTGAGATCTAATCACCTCTTTCATTATAGATGCTTCAGTCATGTATTTGCGAGGTAAATAATGCACCTCAACACCATACATCTTCAACTGTTCGTTGATTAGATCCTGAATAAGGTTCTGTTCAGATTTAGCACCTTGTTGAAAGTATGGATTAAGCATATTCTCAACCTATCATATCTAATGGTGGCAATTCATAAGTATTAGACATCATTTCAAGAATTTTTTCTAATTCCTTTTCACCATCATCATAAATTTGTCGTCCATTTAATTCAACACCACCAGGCAATTTAACTCCTTGGAATTTCATTAAATTCTGACCCCATTGCTTTTTGATGAGAGCAGGTATATATTTTTTTAAGAATGAATCATTCCAAACTCTAGTATAGTCATTTGGATTTAAGAGTCTATAGCAATCCATAACAATAAAATCACCCACCTCAAGACTTGCCCAATCAATATCCAAATATAATCTATCTTGTCTTTGATTAAACCTTATTTGTTTTTGTGTTGTTAATGCAAATTCAATATCTTCTAGATATGTCTTAGTCATTGCATAAGTAAGAATCTCCATAGATCCCCAATAATACATATCATTTAAGAACATCTGATACTTAACACTAAACATATTATTGGTAACAGAGTTAGTACCATCAAAATGCATTATCTTATTTACACCAATAACTTCTGGTGGAACTTGTAAATAATTACTATTCTCATACCAATCAAAAGAAGTAGATACTCCTGCAATTGTAGCATCAGCAGTAGTAGTTACTATTCCTGCGGTATTAGTTGAAGAAGAATCTTTAGTTGCTCTTCCTCTATCAATATCTTGTTGTGTTATTGCATACTTCATATACATTTGAGTGACACCATCATAATGCCTCTCATTCCAATACTGAAGTCCATCATCAATTAAATCATCAACTTGCTCATCGGCAACATTAACTTCCAAGACAGGAGCACCCAGCTGCCTTAGACAGTATTCTTTAAAAGTAGCTCTACTGCTTGGTTGTGACATTTGCCCTATTATCCCCTGTAATATTTAGGGTGCTGATGATATACCCGAATAAACTAGAATATTACCATTAACAATATTATATATTGTTGCACCAGAACTCACTAGAACATTATATACATACCGACCTTGTGTTAAATTATTAGTATCAGTTGATCCAAGAGATATATTAAAAACTCCTCCAGCAGCACTCGTAAAACCTACGGTAAATGTTGTGGTGACTCCTAGTGTTGCACCCACGGCGACACTCTTAGACATTTGAGCAGAACCAGTCCACCCAGTAGTTGTGGCAATACCAACAGCATTTGATCCAGAAAAATCAAAAGAAGCATTAGATGTATCAGTTACATTATATGTTGCACTAAAATTAGAACCACCATAAATGGTCAAATTAGCAGCATATGGAACTCCAGCATCTGGGTCAAATGTTAGATTCTTACTTGCCATTTACTAGTTCCTTTAGTAGAGATTTAATTTCAGACATTTGACCTTTTAAACTATCAAGATCATCTTTCATAGTATCAAGATCTTCACTTCTTGATTTTTTTACGCTACGTTGAGTAACGTATTTGTTGTAATCCATAGCATTTACATTAACAATTGATCCATTTATAGGATCTCTTGCCAGATCCTTATGCCCTTCTACATTATATAAATCATCAGACATATTATGCTAATGCCATCACTCTAAGATCTTTCATTCTTGGGACATAAACCTGATTAGTAGAAGTCAATATAAGTTTAATTCTATAATTTCTATATTGAGGTAGATCCTCTACAGTAAATCCATATTCCCTGTATTGTAATTCTGCAGGAACATATCCAAATCTATTGGATTTATTAATTTTAACATCTTCCTGACCATTATTATCTTTTGGATTAATAACAGCAGCTGTATTAGCATCCAAGTTTGCATATCCAGGGAAAGGTGTGAAAATAGGTTTAAGTCCTGAATCATTACTAATATAATAGAATGCTCTAATATCAGAATATTCATTAATATAAGCATTTACCATTATCTTAAGTGAAGTAGCAGCATTTTGTAATTGTATTTCCTTAGAAATATATTGACATGCTGTTGGATCTCCCTCAATAGTACCAGTTCTCATATCAGTTGCGAAATTTGTAATTTCACTATTAACTCTGTTTGATGTACAAATAACACTAGTTCTTTGAGCATCAATCATAGGACTTAACATAGTATTTGTCGTATTTAAGAATAATCTTAAACTCAATGATTTATTTCCTGGAACATTATTTAATCGAACATCTTCATTAATTTGAGATGCAATCAATCTAGGAGTATCCATATAATTAGCATCATTTAAAGCAACTGCTTCATATCCATTATCAATCCAAGGAATTTCTGATCCACTCATACTTTGAGCAGTAGTAGTTCTCATTTCACCAGTAACAGTCGTTCCACGAACTGTTAAATTCTGAACCATAGGAGTAATAGTCTCAAAAGGTATATTCTGAGTTGCATGTATTTGTTTTCCACCAGTTGATTTAGTAGAAGATAAGTATCTCTTACCAAACCCACTATCAGCAGACCTATCAGTGTCTCCTTCTTTACCAGACATATCCATTTTAAGAGTATAATGATCAAATCCTATTGCATCGGTTACTTCAGCACCAGTCAAATGATGCAATTTATTAATTCTCCTTAAACTAACTCCACTGTTTTCATATTTGTAAACAGGAGTTCCTGGATCCCATGCATGAAGACCAACACCATTTACATTTCTTGTAGAAATACCAATAGATCCACCACTAACAGATGTATAAGATACTACTTCACCATCTTTACAATCACCTATTCTCAAATATCCAAAGTTAGTTGTACCAATACCAACACCCTCAAAATTCTCAAATATACTTGCGTCATCCACTACTACATTTTGAGTTGTTTCTGTTGTTACATGTGTACTCAATCTTGTAGGTTTTATATCAGAGTCAACACGAGAAATCCTAACGAGGTTCTGCTCAAAATTCATTCCATGATTCTTATGGTCAACCTTGATATGTACACCATCAGTTATTTCTGTGACAGATGAAACTTGTACATTTCCACCATATCCTGCATTTAATTGATTTGTATTTCCTGCTGCATTTGTTAACATCACAGTTTTAGCAGCACCGACACTAAACGCACCCTGAACATCATTTACAACAAGTTCACTGGTCATACCAATAGATACAATCGTCAATCTTGCATCTCTACCTACAGAGTTGACACCAAGAGTTGTAAATCCAACAACATCACCAACAACATATCCACTTCCACCAGATGTAATAGTTGCAGTTCCAACTACTCCATCCTTAATATAAACAGATGCAGCTGCTCCTCTTCCCTGCCCAACAATAGTAACCATATTCACACCTGTAACAGTCCTAGAACCGTCTGCAGGAGTATATCCGATACCAGTATTAGAAACAGTTAAAGTTCCCTCTGCGGCACCAGCAACACCTGCAAGATATCCACTAGCAATCTCAGATCCACTAGCATCTTGAGAAATCTTACGTCCAAGTAATAAGGATGTGTCTGCTACAGTAGTACCAAGACCAACTCTAACTTCTCTTGAGGTTACATTTAGAGAATCTCTCATTAGGATAGCTTCTTGACCATTTCCTACACCCAAACGTGGATTATATAACTCCACAGATCCAGATTCTAAGAAATCTGCTCTATAAAGAGTAAACTTAAGATCTTCCCACTGACTTGGTTCCCATGTAGAAGCATTTTGTGACTTAAACAATGAACCAAGATATGGTTGGTTAGAAATAAATGATTGAGTTAATATATCAGTCTCACCAACTCTAGAAACATAAACACTATATTTTGTTGAGTTAGATGCCAATGCCATAACATATTCTTTATTACCTTCTAAGAATACAGGTGCTTTAAACTTAATGTTTGTAGCAACAGATCCATCTGCAGAAGTA